GGGGCCTGGCCCTCGGCATCGCCCATCACGGTATTGCTCCAATCGGTCATATCATCTGCACTGATGCTGTCAGCAAAATCCATCAATGACAAATTGAACTCAATACCATCATGTTTGCAGGCCGATACCAAACAACACCAAAGATATGTGCATATATCGGAAAAACTGCCAGATTCGATTTGGGTAATTTCGCGGCCCGTCTCTTTCTTGAAACGGAGCATTGCCCCCATCGTTGGCCGACAGGGGTAATGCTTGCCGTTGATTGTGATTTCAACCTTATTCATGTTGTGTCAGATTAGGTTGTTAGCCACCATCGCCATCGTCGTCGCCACCGCCATCTTCCTCTTCGCTGCCGGGGTAGATGTCAGGCTCACCGTCATTCTCCAGATTGACGGTGTACGTGGCATCGTCTTGTGCCGGGCTGGTCTCCTCGATGGAGGTAATGACAAACTTACCTTGCAGATAGGGTGTCGTGTCGCCCTCACGCTCAAATGCCTGCACCTGAACGCTCTGGCCCTTGCCCCACATGGGCGCAATCTGCACAAACCCGTTTTCGGTCTCGCCATAATAGCGCAAACCCTCTGCACTGATGGAAATACTGAGGCCCGTAACGCCTTTGCCTTTCCACAGTCCTGCGGACTTCTTGGCGGTTGCAACGGGCTTAACGGCGCGGTCTTTCGTCTCGCTGTTGTAAGTTGTGGTGTGGGTGGTGCAATGGCCGATAGCCTTGCCACCTACATTCAGCAACAAATCACTACCATTAACGTAACTCATAATTCATTATGCTTTAATTGTGAATACTAAATATTGAACGTAGGCATCATCTTGGTATCTCTCATCGCCGCCAGACAATGTGCAACTGCGCATTTTCAAACCGTCAATCTCTTTCTCTTGACAATCCAGCACCTCGCGCACTATCTCGGCCAAATCAATGCCACTCTCATAGTCTTTGGTGAAACACGCCACCTCGACTGTCACCGTGTCGGCGTTGCCACCCTTAAAGGGGCCTGGCTCAATATCAGCCCGACGATATGCAATGTATGGCAATTTGGCCTCATCGGTAACGACGGGGAAAACCTTTGTCACCTTTGCCGCCTTAATCTTCGCGCTCTCGGTTAGAAGTTTGCGGATAATCTTGCCAATGCTTAATGATGTCATAGATGCTGCCTATTAGATAAAACCACATTTCCGTGCCACGTTCTCAACGGCTCTGCCAACTTCGGGGGTCAAACCTGCTTCGACGGCTTGGAACATTTCAGGGGTTGCCCTTTCCAGAAAACGGTACGGTTTCATCCGGCCCGTCTTAATGCCACCCTTTCGTATGTACTGCCATGCTCCACCAATTCTGCCCTGCGCCTTTGCCGTGTTGTGGGCGTTGTCGGCTTTCACTCGCTTGCCTCCACGCTTACGGGCAATCGTGCCCTCTTCTGCCCACATCAAAACGGGTTTCTTGAAGCCCTTGCGGTTCTGGTGCATTGACTTCTCGCCTTTACCCGTCTTTCTGCTTGCGGCTCTGGCCTTGACCGTCACCATAAATCCCGTGGCTCTGTTGGGATTGTAAATGTACGTTCTAATTCCTTTCTTCCAGTCTGCCGTGTTACCCTGCACCTGCAAATCAGTCGCGGCCAATTTGTCCTGCGCTATCTTCTGGGCTTTCTTGGCCTCGGCTCTTATGGCACTGCGCAAAGATTTCTTGATTTCCTTGCCGTCCATCTGCTTTAACAGATACTGCCATTCGCTGCCTGTGTATTCTTCGGGTTTCATCGGCTGCTGGGTTACTCGTTCACACGCTCACAAATCAGTGTTTTCATACCTTTGTCAATGTTGGGGATTATCGCGGTCACGGTGTACAAATGGCCACCCAATTGCTGCACTCGCCAATTTTCATCGACGGGGTGCGCGTCTCGGATATTGAACTCAGCATTATAATCGGGGAAATGCTCACCAACCTCTTCACTCCTGCGGCCATTGTTCTTTACCCTTTCGGCATTGACAATGCGCGTTTGTTCGTAGGTGGTTTTGGCCTCGCCAAAATCATTCTCGATCGTGCTGGGCATCAATAACGCCAACTTGTATTTCATGCGTCCTGCAATCATTCCTTGTCTTTCACTAACTTTCGGTATGGCTTAATCAATGCAGACAGTGAATCGGGCACTTGGTGCATCTGCGTTGTGCTTACGCTCTCACGCTGATTGTACCAATGGGCTGCCAACATCATAATCGCTTGTACAACGGGCGTTGGTATCTCACCGTTTCCAATGGCTTTCAACTCATCTTCCGTGCGGTGGGTTGCCATGATAACGCTTACCTTTGCGGCATCCAAAAGGTGCTGCAAATAAGTATCATCATCGGCAAAATCGTCTGCCTTGACGTGCTTTTTGAAGAGTGCCAAATCCACTGCTGCCATTGACTAACCAAACTTTAATTTATTATCGTATGAACAGAAAGAAAAGTTTTAGGATGCGGCCACCTGGCCCAACAGGAACGCCTCATTGCGGATGGTCTTTGTGCCATAGTCCGTGTTGAGTACGAAATCCACGCTGTCCTTACGGGCCTGGGAATACGGGTCAACGATGAAGCGGATTGTGCCAAACAGGCCCATGGGCTGGTAACGCCAATCGCCCAATCCGATGAACTCAGTAACGGTGGTTGTGTCACCGCTGGTCGTAGTCTTACGGATGGCGTTGGTGGTGTACACGGGCAGGCCGCAAAGGATGCCGTTCTGAATCATGGGCACAAAGATACCATCCTTATTGATGGGCGTACCCTCCAAAATGGCCTCCATGCTCTTGGTCATAATCCAGCAAAGGTGGTCGCCAGCAATACCCGTTTCAAGCACCTTGGCCTTCATCTGGGCGTTGAGCTGCTCGAATGTGGGCACATGAGCCAACTGCACAATGGCCGGAATCTTCTTGTCACGCTGTGCGGCCGACTTGGCGGCATTGATGGCAATGGCGGCAAAGGGGCCGATGAGGTTGGTGGCGTTGTTGACCTTTTCCGTGCTAAACAAAATCTTGTTGAGCAACAGACGAATCGACAGCGGCATAATCTCGCGCACAATCATCTCCAGCACACCTGCGCTCTGGTTGAGGCTCTGGTTGGTCACGGGGATGGCAATGCCGACACGCTCAGGGGCGGCGGTCATCTTGCTAAACGGAATCTTGGTGTCACCCAATGCAACACCCTCTCCGGCAATCTGAGCCTCCACCATTTCGTACATCGGCCAAACGAAATCGCCAGCCAATCCCGTAGGCATGGGCAAACCTACCTTGTCCAGAATGAAACCCTCTTGCAGGGGCTTCAAAATGTCCTGAATGTTGAGGGGGATGATGCCGCCAGCGTTCACGTCGGAAACCATCATCATGTCGCGGACAAAGATAATTTCCGACTTCTTGCCGTTCTTCGCGTTCTCGCGGATGAGGGTAATGGCTTCCTCAGCGGCGTTGGGGTTCTCACGCAGATGCTCGGCGGTCGCCACCTGCATCTTCATTTGGAGCAACTGATTGTCGCGGCAAAGGGCCTCAAACTCGGTGCTTTCAGCCTCGTTGCGCTCACGTTTCTCCTTTTCGCACGTATCGGCAATTTCGCGGATACGGTCGCAATTGGCCTGGTACTGATTGACCAATTCGCGCACATTCAACTTGTTTTTCTTCATTGAACTGTGATTTTAGGGGGTTAAACTTAAAATAACTTACTATTTGCGGCGCAACGCATTTCGCGCAATTGCTCACGCATTTTCGTATCGTCTTTTGGGGCTTCGGGTTCGGGGGTCTCTGGGGCTTTCAGCCCTGCCACAAACTCCCTCGCCTCAACCGATGTATCGGGATATGCCGGGTTGTCAGTGATGGTGAAATCGTAAATGCCCGTAACGGCTTTCACGGTGTACGTTATCATGGTCGTACCATTCACCACCTTGGCACTGCGCTCGACGCAAGCATCATCGTAATAACGTGTGGTAAATGCAAAGCTGCACCCACCAATGTCACCACGTCTTACCAATTCCAATGCCTTGTCACCATCGACTGTATTGGGGGCCTCAAAACTGAACTTCACGCCCTTATCGTCAACCTCATACGTCAATGTACCTGCGCCCTTGTTTGATCGTGCCAAAAGCAACTGCCGATTGTGAAACATCGTCATTTTGATGTCGCAACCGTCCAACAGTTCTTTGGTCACTGCACCTGCGGCAATCACCTCTCTGGCTTCGCTGTCCTCATCTGCCCACAATGGAGCGGATGGCACGTTGAAAAGAATGGCGTACCCCTCAATAATTCGGCTGGGGGCCTCGCCCTCGGCGGCTTCACGTACTTGCAGGCTTGCAACCGTGAACATCTGCCGTCTGATTATTTGGTTCTTATTCTTCATCTTCGCTGTCCTCCTTTTTCTTGTTATCGTCGGGGTTCTTATCGGGTTCTGTCTGTGTCGGTTCTCCCTCTGCGGCCAGATTGGTAATGGATTTCAGATTGGCAGATACCAACACCGTGTCGCCACCCTCCACATCGGGCTTGTTCTCTTCACGGCGCAACTCATTGACGGTGTACAATCCCGTTTCAATAACTTGCTTCCAATACTTGCCTCTGCTCTCCAAATCACACGCATAAAGCGATTGGCGGTTAAACTCAAACTTTCGCTTGGTTGCCAGCGTCGGGGCCACCAACTTACGCAACAACTCGGCCTCAATCTTCCGCAAAATAGGGTTGAGGGTGTTATTGAGAAATGCCACGTTGGCCATTTCAGCCGATTTGTAATTATTGCTGGTATCGTCGAAAACAAACGATGGATGCACACCGAAGAAACGGCAAATCTCTCTGACCGTAAATTTGCGGCTCTCCAAAAACTGCATATCCACTGAACTCATCGACATCTGAGTAAATTGGACTTGACCGGGCAAAGATACGATGTGTTGCCCTGCTTGGAAACGTCCATCAACATCAACTGCCGTTTTCTCCAATTCCTCATCCTGGTACTCGCCAAAACCTCTTACACTGTTATCGTTGGAAATGATACCTCTGACGTTACCACCATTGGCAAAGCGTTTAAGTGTTTCGGCATCGCCTGTGGTAGCGATATTCGATGTAAGACGGGCATACGTTAATACACTCACACCATGCTTGCCGTCAACGCTCATGCCCTTAATGTGGATAATCTCATCTTCATCATACACGCCATAAATCCCGTTGTCTGCATCTGTGACGGTGTACGTGTCATTGGTTGTGTCATGGGTCACTGTGGCGCGGCCACACAACGCCAGACGGTCAATCTCCAATGTGGCAGTGTTGTATATGGGTACGATGTAGGCGTTGCCGTCCATCAACAATCTCTGCACTACCAAACGCCAGAAATCAAACGCGCTCAATGTGAAATCGGGCTGCACGTTCAAAAGGTAATGCAATCGGCTGTTGGTATCAATGACAAAACGGCCATCTTTCTGCCGCATGAACTGACACGGCAAAACGGCCACACTATCGGCCAACAGATTAACGCAACGGTACACCGTGGCAATAGACAATGCGGTGCTGTTGCCACCTGCCAAAAGTTCCCAATAACTGTAACCTCCCGTGCGCGGTGTATCGGGCGCGGTCGATTGCTCATCCGTGCCTGTTTCGACAATGGTTTCCTCTCTGGAAAACCACGTTGCAGGGTTCAGCCATTTAGGAAAATTCATATCTTTGCAAAGTTATCTGCTGCAAAGATACACATATTAAAAATGGCCGTTTTACAATGTAGGACAAAGCAAAACAATGTGATACAAAGCAAAACAGCCGCCAAAAAATATTTAACAAACTTTAACTTATCTTTCGTAAGAATAGAGTGCCCCAATTGTCATTAGGCACGTAATCACGCCGTCAATCTTTCTGTATTGGCTCACTTTCATTGGCTTCTTATTCTCCAACCTATCCTCGTCAATTACGCAATTCATCAGGCAATACAGATTGATGGGGTTGTTGTTGAGCGTAATTTGGGGTGGGTCATTGTAGGCCATCATTTCAAAACTCTCGACGGGCAAATTGAAATTGCCATTGGTCTGGCTGTATGGCTGCAACGTGTCAGGGCCTCCCAACACTCGCAAGATATTCACCAAATCCTGCGCTTTGTAGGCATCGTAACTGATTCGGATAATGCGCACACGTTTGGATCGTGCCAATATATCATTGCCCACCTGCCTCACGTCAATCTTCTTTCCCTTGCACAACTTCAAATGCCCTGCCTCATGCCATAACCTGTAAAGCTGCTCATTGGGGTGGCCGGGCAATGCGCCCTCCGGGAAATAATAGTCGGTATGGGTATAAAAGCGTTTGTTGGCCTCCAGATAGATGGTATATGATACTGCGCTGAAATCATCATGCACCGACAAATCAAACGCCACGGCACACGATGGCTTGCCCTGCACATGGTCAATGTCGAAATCTCCCATGAGGCTCTGGCAAACTTTCTCTGGTAGCCATGCCGTTTCATCGTTGACGGCAAACACGTTGAGCAACTTGGTACGAAACGCCAACATATTCTCGGCTGACAGTTGGGCGGTCTCATACTCCTTTTCGTAGAAATCGGGTTGTACTGTTATGCCCAAATGGGGCTGCACCTTTGCCCATGTATGAGGGTCGTTTTCCTCATCGTCCACGTCGGGCATAAATAGTGAGGCAAACATGGTGTCGGCCTCGGCCTCGCCTCTGAGTACCTTTTTCACGCCCTCCAACTCATGGGCAAACGGGCCATCTATCACGTCGCTGGCCGTGGTAATAATCATCGTCAACGGCTCACGGCGTGGCCCCATCGAAGATGTCAGCACGTTTTTGAGGTCTGCACCGTTCTTTCCTGCCGTGTTCCGTGCCTGGGCGTACTCATCCATTATCACCAATGAGGCGTGTAAACCGTCCTGCGTCTTGGCGTTAGCCGTGAGGCATCGGATGAGGCTGTCACGGCCTCTGTCCTTAAAGGTGATTTTCTCACGGTTCACGCGGAAATGCCGAGCGGATGGGTCAATATCCTGCATTATTGCCCGTATCTCGTCAAAGCAAATTTTGGCCTGCTCATAACTGTTTGCCCCAACGTATGCCTGAGCATTGTTGTCGCCAAACAGCATATCAAACACGGCCAATGATGCAGCCGACGTGGTTTTGCTGAATTTACGCGGCACAAAGATATAAACAGTACGAATGAGCCGACGGCCAATTGCATCAACAAACCCGAATATGTTGGCAAACTGAAACGTCTGCACGGGTGTCAACTTATATCGGGTTCTGCCAGACGTACCATTGAAACGCAACACCTCATAAAACTTGATGAAACGCTTAACGCGGCCTTTCTTCCAATCGTACTTATCCAGCATCTTGAAGAAACGCCGGATGGCCAAATGCTCATAAAGGTTGTGGGCATCTGGGTTGTCTATCACACCAAACACATACTGCGCCATACGTGGGTCGGTATCATCCAGCGCACGGCGGTAACGGGTGGCCAGATATGGCCGTTGCCTTTGCAGGTCGGCCACCACATCAGCCTTAAATTGTCGCTCTCTTACTTTCTCTTCTTCGGTCATTCTTCCTCATCCTTGAATTGGTTAATAAAGTCGGCAAAACCATCGTTGTCGGTCTTACGCTCTCGGCTGTCCGTGTTCATGCCCAACGCCCTGAGTGCCTTTTGGCTCTGGGTCAGCAAATCCAGATACAATTTTTCCTTGGGGCTGATACTCTCACGCTCATTGCCCTCACGGGATAACTCCACATTCACGGGCTTGTGGTTGGCATCAAATATCTGCTCGGCCAATATCTCTGTCCTAACCAACAGCTGCGCCGTAATCTTGACCTGCATTGACAGTTCGGGTGTGTACTTGTTTTGCTTTTTGAGCAACTTAACAATGTAGGTCTTTTTGGCCGTAATCTTCTTTTGGATGGATGCGGCAATCTTCTCACCATCCACAATCTGAGGCTCTGGCAATGTCGGCTGGGCCGGTGCTTGCTCTGGCTGGGGCTGCGGCAATACCTTTTCCGTGTACCCTCGATTTTTCAGACGGGTTTTACAGTAAAAAATAATGCTGGTCACGTCGCCTGCCTCCACGTTCTCATACAATTTCTTTTCGGCCATATCGTCGCGGTAATCACGGGCAATCTCCACGGCATCCTCGACGGCCTGCCTAAACTCGGCATCTGTGGCCATCCATTGCCTGAACGTCCGTGGGTTGAGGCCGACGTTTGTACACGCCACGGTCTTGAAACCTTTGCTCCTGACTATCTCGGCCACAACTGCGGCCTTTTGCTTGTCTCGTTCCTGCTCTGTCATTTCTCAAAACTATTTATGCCGTCAAAGTAATCTTTGTAAAAATCAAAGATACCTTTATCGACTGTTATACTCCCTTGCTCAGTTCGCGGATTGGTATTGATATTTGCCGATGTCTGTATGCCAAAGTAAAACCCATCGGCCACGTTACACCCTGCGTAAATTTTGCTGTGGTTCTTGAAGATGGCGGCACGGCCAACGTCCGGGTGGGCGGCATAGAATTTCTTGACCATCTGCCACTCGATTTTGTAACTGCCGGGGAATATCTCACCCATGTACATATCGAATTTCTTAATGCGCCCTGCCTCCCACCATTGCTGAATCTGCAAAATATCCTCTGCGGCCATACACCATGTGGAGCAAAGCATAAAATCCAAATCGTGCTGGTTCAATACCACTTTCAAGAATGACAAACTATCCACGTCGCCAGCGGTAATGAAATTGTAGGTGTGGCCATCCTGCAATGGCACATATTTCATGGCCTCCAACATTCTCACCTCTGAGAAAGCACGGCGGTACTCATAACGCTGGCTTAGTTCGGTACACTCCTTTGTACGTCGGTGTGCCCGTTTGGCCTCGGCTCTGTCTGCGGCATCTGCGCCCTCATCGCTGGCCATTGCTGCCTCTGGCTCGGCTGGGGCCTGGCCCTTGCCGAAATTGGCAAAATCGAAAATATCATCTTCAAATCTCATATCTGGGTCTTTTATTGCGTTTTTACTGAAAATATCGGCAAATAATTGAATATGGGCAAAAAATCGGGGCTGTGCCCCCACGGCCTAAAAACTCACTTCGTGTGAAGAGAAAGGTTTTGGCGGGGTTTATTCGGCCTCCCTCCCGTTTCAAAATCATGGCCCGACTTCATCGTTGAAAAATTTTTTAACAAAATTTTGCAGCCGTGCATCAGCCCGTTTTCGTCGCTCTTGCTTTCCTCCTTTGCCTAACGTCTGGTGTACTTCCTGATGATGCTTGTGACACAATGCCATGACGTTGTGAGGGTCAAACATCAAAGCTGCCATTTCTCGCTCACTTACTGCTGTTTCAACGGGTACGATGTGGTGTACCTCGGTCGCTTCGCTCACCCTGCGCTCTGCCTCGCACATCTGGCATATCGGATGGGCATTTAACACCTGCCGACGCAATTGCAGCCATCGGGTAGTGTGTATCAGTTTATTGTATATTTCATTCTTGGCCATATTCATTCGATTACGTTACACAATCAAACCTCACCTTGGTACTTACGCATGAGGTAATTAAGGCTATCCAATAACCCTTGCTGCACTCCCGTCTTGCTGCTCAATGCTGCATCCGCTCTCTCGTCCACTGTGTTAGGACAAATGAGTTTGTACACGGTAACTGGGTGCTTCTGGCCTTGACGGTGCAATCGGGCATTTGCCTGTTGGTAATGTTCCAGATTCCAGCCAACACCAAACCACACAATGTAATGGCCACCTTCCTGCATATTGAGGCCATAGGCTGTTGATGCAGGGTGGGCCAACAACACGTCTATCTCCCCCTTATTCCATGCCACCAACTGCTTCTCTCCCTCATACGCCTCTACACGATACCCCTTTAACTTCTTTATGATTCTGGGAATGTCATGTTTGAATTGGTAGAATACCAAAACGCTGTTGCCGTTTGCAGCCTCAACAATCTCTGCCAACTTATCCACTTTGTCATTGTGTATCTCATGCACCTCTCTATTCTCATCGTAGATTGCACCATTGGCAAATTGGGCTAACTTATTCATCAATCCGGCTGCACTATTAGCCAGAATGTTCGACGGCTCATCCTTATGCTCTTCTGCAAACTCCAACACTTTCTCTTTCTCAAACTTCTGGTATTTCTCCATTGTGGATGCAGACAATGGCACTTGGATCGTGTGGGTCAATAGGTCGGGCAATGTCAAATAATCCTTGGCTTGCATCGACAAACAAATGTCTGCAATCTTGTTTCTGATAATATCCTCACAACCTTTCTTCACGTCGCAACGCACAATAATGTTATTCCATTTGTGTGTCTCAAAATACGTCTCTCTGTACTTCGTGACGTTCTTGCCCAAACGCTCGCCCATATCCAGACAATACATCTGTGCCCAAAGGTCAATCAATCCATTTGGGGCCGGTGTACCCGTCAAACCAATAACACGCTTGACAGTCGGCACGGCAATACGCATTGCCTTGAAACGCTCACTCTTTGAACTCTTAAAGCTGGTCAATTCGTCAATCACCAAAACGTCAAATGGCAGCATCCCACCATATTTGCCAACCAACCAAACAAAGTTATCGCGTCCTGTCACGTACACATCGGCTTTTGTCTGTAATGCCATGCACCGCTGTTTCTCCGTGCCTAACACCTTAACCACTTTGAGGCTTTTGAGGTGTTCCCATTTCTGGGCCTCAGTAGTCCATGTTGTTTCGGCCACTTTCTTCGGGGCCACTACCAATGTACGGCTCACCTCGCAATCGTCCATGAGGTTCTGAATGGCTGTGAGGGTGCTGACCGTTTTACCCAATCCCATGTCGAGAAATAGGCCACAACGCGGATGGTCAATAATCCATCGCATTGCCGTTTGCTGATATTCGTATGGTCTGTAAATCATAATTCGCTCATCATTAAATCCACACCTTGCTTGCTGTCTATCACATAAACCTTGTGGCCTAACTGCCTCATTGATTCAATCCGTATCACCTGCAACTTGCTGGGCTTCTTTCCTTGGCTCTTCAACTCTACCCATACAGTCACGCCATTTGGCATGATGGCCACACGGTCGGGGTAGCCTGCCATGTTCGGGTTGGAATACTTCAGGCACACACCACCTGCCATCTTTACGCTATCGAACAAATAACGCTCAATGGCTTTCTCCGATACCTCGGCATGATTCACTATATTTGCAATACTCTTTTTCATCTTTCAATCTGGTTGTCAACTCTCACGCGTGCGCGTAAATCCCGTATGATTCAATAAAACGCTATTTCTAAACATACTTTTTTATTAAACACTATTTTTTTATAATTTATAGTTGACAATTGACAATTATATATAAAGTATTGATTTTTAGACACTTTCTTTGTCAACTGACTTGTCAACTGACTTGTCAACTCAAAAACTCGGTTGACAAAGCAACTGCACACTTTAGCCAATTTTGTGCATTGTGTCAACTGAAAATTGTCAACTGAGCCGTTTTTGTCAATCCTAAATATCGCCCTCATTGTCAACCTCCTTTCTTATCCACGCCTTTTGTCTGCCATACAATTTTTCTGCATGACGTGAAACGCTGACACGTTCCCACCCGTCAAACTCATCTAACAGTTTGGCAATACGTCTGGCCATGTACTTATATTCTTTATCGGCCATTGACCTGCCCATCTGCTCACAAATGAACTCAGCAACACAAACACGGTCTCTGAGGGTCACGCCCTCGGCATCCAATGGGTCGCTCTGGGTGAAATACGCACGTCGCCGCTGCAAATCCCACGACGGCCAATCTGTCGGCAATCTCTTATCCAGATACACCGCCAAAAGGCTCTTCAATGGGTCGTCGCTATCGTCGTTATATTCCTGTTGTCTCTGTCGGGCCTCAGCCTCCAAATCTTGGGGCAAATAAAGTTGCTCACCATCACGCCACCTTTGCACGGCCTCTGCCCAAAGTTGGTCACGGTCACGCTCAATGGCTTCTTTGATGTTGCTGTGCTTTCGTAGTTCCGGCACAATCTTGATTACCCAAAAACGTCTGTTGCCCGTGTCACCTTTGAGAAAATAGGTTTCATTGGTAGTGCCACAAAACACACATTGCCTTGGGTGCTTCTCAACCACCGTGCCATACGCGGCTCTGTAAATATCATCCTGACGTGTAATGTACGACTTTACTTGTTCAACGTCGCTTCGCTTGATGCTTGACAATTCGCCCAACTCAATGAGCCATGCACCACGCAATTGCTCCATGCCCAATTTGCCCTCCATCGTTGTGAGGCTGTCAGAAAACCATTGGCCACCCATGACGTTGAGCAACGTGGATTTGCCAATGCCCTCTGCACCTGCAATGATGAGGCAATAATCATACTTACACCCTGGGCGCATTACT